TTAAAACTATCCGCAACATTAGAAGTTTCAAATGCCAAACCTAGATTAAAAACTTCTATTGAAAACAGAAGAATTGTTGTCACTTCTTCAGGAGATCGTGTAATTCCATTTAGAGGAACTAATTACGATAGTGATGTTGTTGAAACTATTTCGTATTCGGATGCTTATAAACTGAAATATGTCTATGAGGGTAGCGCAACACAACCACCAACCGTTGATACTTCAGGACAGTTAATTTCCGGAATAGATGTAACAGATAGATTTACGTTTGATAATGGACAAAGAGATACCGTATATGATGTTTCTCGTATTGTATTAAAACCTGGAAAAGAACAAACTACAGGTCAACTTGTAATTGCTTTTGATTACTTTGAACAGTCTCAGGGAGACTTCTGTACAATTGATAGTTATATTCATGAAGCAGGTGTAACCGAAGACCTTATTCCTTCATTCAATTCTTCTGTATATGGAATTGTAAATTTAAAAAATTTATTAGACTTTAGACCTAAGGTTGATTCTGCATCAACTATCGCTGGTTTCCAAGATCAATCTTCATTGGCAGATAGTGTAGGTAAGTTTGCTGGAGTGGGATCTGTAATTGCTGCTACCCCAGCACCAGATCTTGGACTAGAGTACACAATCTCCTTTAGTCAAGTACAATATCTTGATAGAATTGATGGAGTTTTCTTAAATAAAAATGGAAACTTTATTGTTAAGGAAGGAAACTCTTCATTAAATCCAACTAAACCAGATCCTATTGATGATGCGATTGCTTTATTCTATGCCTATATTCCTGCGTTTACTCAAACCAGCAAAGATGTAAGAATTACATCAGTCGATAATCGCCGTTATACAATGCGTGATATCGGCAAACTAGAGAAGCGTATTGAGCGTCTTGAATATTATACTACACTCAGCATTTTAGAGCAACAAGCTTTAAACATGCAGGTCAAAGACGAAATTGGTTTGGATAGATTCAAATCAGGTTTCTTAGTTGATAATTTTGAATCTCATAGATCTGGAAATCTAGTATCTCTTGATTACCAATGTGCGGTTGATTCTCAGCAATCAGTTTTACGTCCACAATCTAAGGAAGATTCTTTATTCTTAGAAGAACTTAATACTAGAGAAGATCAAAGATTTGTTTCTGGATATAAAAAATCTGGCAACATTATTACTCTTCCCTATACTAGTTTGAATCTATTAGGTAATAGTTTTGCTTCAAAAACACTAAATCCAAATCCATTTGTTGTTCTACAATATGTTGGCGATGCTTCAATATCACCAAGTATTGATCAGTGGTATGATCAATCAATAGAACCTCTTGTAGTAGATACAAATACGGATCTATACAAGATTTTTCTTGCTAAGCAAGATGTAAGAGAAAGTTTTTCCAGTTTATACAATTCTTTTGTTATAAACTGGGTTGGATCTTCTCCATCATTCACATCTATAAATTCTCTAGGACAGATCAATTCCTTGGAATCTCAGTCTTCTGTAAGTAAGGCTTCTGTTTCAAGTTCTTCAAACATCAGTCCACAAAATAATGATGTTGCTAAAGGAGTACAATCTTCTATCGTCAGAGGCAATTCTGTATCCACCTCACTACAATTCTTTGCTAGAAGTCAACCCGTCAAGTTTGTAATTAGCAGACTAAAACCGAATACTAATATTTCAGTATTCTTGGAAGGTAGAGATATCAGTCGTTGGGTAAATCCTGATCTTAGATTTACTGGTATTGCTGGTAATTCATTATCAGCTTTTAACGGCAATATAACTACAGATAACGATGGTAATGCTAGTGGACTAATCTTATTACCTGCAGGTTTTGCTCCTAGACAAAATGCTACATGGGGTGGCGATGTTGATACTGTTGATTATGATACAGAATCTGAAGAAGTAAGAATTACATCTGGAGTTAAGACTTTCAGGTTTACTTCAAGCGATAGCGATGCTGATAAACTAACGGTATCTACTTACGCAGAAGTCAAATACTATGCTACTGGCATTTTACCAGAAAATCCTGTTAGTATTATCTCAACTAAACCATCTTTCTTTAAAGCAAATGAGGGTGTTCAATTTGTTGATAGTAATACAGACAATCCTGTAAGACCAAATCCACTTGCTCAAACATTTAAAGTTGAAAACTATGATGGTGGAGTATTTACTACTGGCATTGACCTTTACTTTAACAAAAAGAGTAATAAGGTTCCTGTCAAAGTATACTTAACCAATGTAGACTCAGACAAACCAGGCAAAAATATTATTCCTGGAACAGAAAAAATCCTATCCCCATTTACGTATATCAAATTCTCGGCAAATGGAAATGTTTATATTACCAAAGGCGAAAACGTAACGGGAACTACTTCTGCCGCAAGTGGTCCAATTGAAAAGGTTATTGATAAAAATGGTGTTGATTTAGTTCCATCTTCTTCTGGTAGATTTTTGTTAACAAATGAGCAAGTATATACACTTGTTCTGAGTAATCATAATGGTCGTTCGTTTAATCAAAACGAACAACTTTCAGTTCCATCAGTAACTCTCAGAAACAATACACAGGGAGAATTTGGAGTTCTAACTGTTGCGAAAGATAGTGGTAAAGTTTCAAATATTAGAATTACATCTACGGGACAAAATTATACCAACGCAATTCTAACCATTGAAAGTCCACAACTCCCTGGTGGATCTGTTGCTACTGCTAGTGTGGAAGTGTCTGATGGCAAACTTTATAATACAGAAATTAGTTTGAATGGATTTGGATATACCGAACCTCCATCGGTCGTCATCAAAGGCATCGGTAATGGCGCTGGAGGAGCGATAATTGAGACTGAGATAGAGATTGATAGTCCAGCTGTTAGGATGGGTGTAGCAGTGGATCAGACCGGTCTCACAGATTCCACTGTTCCAACACATTTTGAATTTGAACATCCTGTATATCTACAGAATGACACAGAGTACGCTATGGCAATTGAAACAGATTCAACTGACTATGAAATTTGGGTATCTAGACTTGGAGAAGTTGATGTTTCTACAAGCACTGTTGTTACGACGCAACCTTCTCTTGGTTCAGTATACAGATCACAAAATGTAGACAATTGGACAGAAGATAATTTTGAGGATGTCAAGTTTACTCTATACAGAGCAGAATTTAATATCACCAAAACTGCAGAGTTGGTATTAACAAATGAATCTTTAGGATATGAGTTATTATCTAAGAATCCATTTAATACTAATGCCACAGCTAATACAAACGCGACTTCAAACCTATTCAGAAACAATAATAATATTATTCAAGTATCGCATAGAGATAATGGATTTGAAACTTCCGGATCTTCTTATGTTTTCTTCAAAGGTGCAGTTGAAACTGGTGGTGTAACTTCGGATGTTTTAAATAGTAAGTTATTCCAAATTACAAATAGTGGAATTGATACTTACAATATTGTATCAACTATTGCTGCTTCTGGAAATATTGAAGGTGGTGGTGAAGCAGTATATGCTACTTACAATAGAAAATATGAAATTTTATATCCACAAATTCAATACTTATCATTTACTGGAACTAAACTAAGTTCTTCTATCAAAACAACAAATGTTGTTCCTGTAGATTCAACAACTAATAATTACACATCGTACTCACAAACAGATTATGAAAAGACATTTTTAAATGAACCACATTATTTTACGAATCAAAAATTTATTGCTTCTGACATTAATGAGACATTAAACAATGTTACTTCATTAATGTATAAGTTGTCTCTTTCATCTACTGTTTCATATCTTTCTCCTGTAGTTGATCTTTCCACAGCAAGTGTCAAAACTATATCAAATAGAATTGAATCTGCTACTGGACAAGAAGACAGATACGGAAGAAGAGATCAAATCATTAAATTCTACCCAATCTATAAGTTTAATATAGGAAATACCAGCGGTAGTCAAATTCAAGATAACCAAGCTATTGAAGGATATACTTCAAAAGCAGTTGGTACTATTGCCAAAGTTGATGGTTCTACAGTTTATGTGAGACTTAAAACAAGTCAATTCTTCAAGAGGGGAGAAAGAGTTACACTAGGAAATCAAACAACGTTAGTCGAAACTGTTAATGGTGTAGTTGTTCCAGCTGCTACTATTGATACTAATCCAATTGAAGTATTCATTGATATTCCTGACGCAGCAACTATGGTTGCCAGAAATCCGTCTAATATTTTAGAATCATATGATAACATTATTACAGGAACTGCGGTTATATGGAATAATAAAACTCAAGAATTAGAAGTCAGAAATGATACACAACCATTGATAGATGACTTCACTGGAAGGATCATTGATAATACAGTGTTTAATAGAAATTCTGTTGTAATTGATCAACTTTCTGATATCTTTAGAGTAGGAGACTTCCTCAAGTATCCAAATCAAATAGATAGTGAAGCAAGATTCTTAGAAATCAAAACTATTACTTATGCCAACGGAATAGAATATGTTTCCGATAACACGTCTAAGAATAGTTCTACTGTAGCAAAATATGTTACAAAAGAAGTCGTAATTAATAATCCCGCGACTGCTGTTGATGTTCACATAACATTAAATTCTAAAGATATTAATGACGTTCAAGTTCTTTACAAGTTTAAAAAATCTTCAAGTCAAGAAAACTTTGAAGACATTAACTGGATATACTTCAATGAAAATGGAAAACCAAATTCTCTAGAGATTGCTACTCCAGAAAATACAATTTCTTCTATTGTAGAGAAACAATCTTCATATCAAGACATTACTTATAGTGTGTCTGATCTCCCAGAGTTTTCATCTTTTGCTATCAAAATTGTTATGAAAGGAGTTGACCCGGCATTTGTTCCTAAGATTCAAGATATTAGAGCAGTAGCAGCATTTTAATTTCCGCGTATGGGTTATATTAAAGTTAAAGGGCATGACGGTCTTGTCAGAGATGAGACCTCAGGTGCCATAGTCAATCACAACGATTCTGCTATCCAAGCAAGACGCAAGCAGCGACAGCTGAATTCCGCGTTGGACGACATAAATATCTTGAAGGATGAAGTCTCTGAAATCAAATCCCTACTTAGAGAGTTAATAAAAAATGCCAGCAATTAATGTCGCTAGAACTGATACTTTTGAAAA